CTCTTAGCCATTGTATATCCTCTATAGTTAGCCAATCTTCTAGTAACATAGCGTAGCATCCTAACCAATTAATAAACATAAATTTTTCTAGTTTGGTTGGTAATACATTGGTTAACACGAATAGTTTAGACCTATTATACTTAAAGATTACAACAGGCTCTTGCTCCCTTAAAGCAGCTTGTTCAACCGCTTTAGCCCACCAATTAACTATATTATTAGATCTATTAGTAAAAATTTTATCTGTGAAGGGGGACTCCTCATAGTTCTTTACTTCTATTAAGAATCTACAATCTTTATGTGGTACAAATAAATCTCCTTTTAAGTAAGCGAGGGCTCCAGATGCGGGTACACGTTCGAATTGCAGACCTGAGGCTTCTCTTAATTTATCTCTTACGAGATACTCCCCTCTAGCTCCTTTAGCTCGTGAGTCTAATGCCATGTGTTATCCTTAATCATAAATTAACTTGCTAATGTTGTTCTCTTTAACAATGTTAAGCTTAGCCAGTAATGGATGACTCCATTCGTGGCTCACAATAAAAGTATTAAGTTTAGTTTCTCTAGATAGAACATCTACTAGTCTTTCTCGGCCTGGATCGTCTAATACAGATATAACTTCGTCTAGAAATAATACATTAATCTGAGACTTAGAAATACTATTCATAAGTCTCCTTATCGCTAATAATGTGGAGGTATTGACTCTAGCTAACTCCCCACTTGATAATGATAAAATATCGACGTCTCGCCCATCATCTGTAAGTTCGACATTCAACTTATCATTGGTAACTGCGAAAGTGAGGGTGAATCTACCATCTGATAACTCAGATAGATATTCGTTAACTATAGTCTCTAACTCTTTAACTAGATATTCAATCTTATACGCTAGTAGCCCGTTAGTAGAGAAAGCTTTCTTCAAAACTTCTAAATTACTGTATGTGATACTTAAATCTTTTACTTCACTTAACGCAACCTCTAGTTGCTGTTCGAAGCCTTCCCTTTGTTCAGTAATTATTTGAATCGTTGTATTATTCTTATCAATCCTTGAGTTTTCGTCAATAATATATTGAATTTGTACTCGTTTTTCTTTTAGTATTGTTTTTATACTAAGTATCTTGGCTTCTAGCTCACCTGCGTGTAATAATTCTTCTGGTAAGTTGTTATCAATAGCGCGGTATAGAGACTCAAACTCAGTCTCTATTTTTTGTTTCTTATCAAATAAAGCATTATTTTCTTTTACTTTTGTTACTTTATCATTAAATTCTGTTAAAAGTAGCTCCATTTCAGATACAATATCTTTGTACCCAGACTTTAACCCTTCCTTAAAAGCAGAATCTATTTCTTGAGAACAGGTAGGGCATTCATCCCCTAAGGACTCAATATGTTTCAAGGCCTTATTTGCCGCACTTTTTTGTGATTTATAGTCTCCAATAGCTTGAATAAATGAGTCACTTGAGCCCTTCTGAGCATCAATTCCAGCAACTGACTTTATATCTAAACGTGCTAACTGGCTTTTGTATAAATTATTAGCTGAAATATTTTTGTTTTTTTGTGAAATATTTTTAAATTCCGCCGTTAAAGCGCCTAAAGCCTCTTCATCTTTTTCCGAGTTTATATCTAAATCTAGCTTGGGTAATACTATCATACCCTCTAAATTATTTTTGGAGAGCCAGGCTTCGAGAGTACTTATTTTTGATTCTAAGCTTATTACTTGGTTATTATAATCTTTCACTAAACCCTTGAAAGTTTCAAAATATTCCACATACTTATTGAGGTTTAATAGCTCAATAAGAAATCTCTTCCTGTTAGTATCTGTAGCTGTCAAAAACTGAAGGCTGCTATTAGTGTTCTGGTATACCAGCTGGGAAAACGTTTTAAAGTCTATTCCTAGTATTTCCTCTATAGTTTTAAAAGTATTGGTAGCCGTATGGCTAGAAATATCTTCACCGTTTTTAGTTAGTTTTATCTTTAAAGATTTCTTTCTAGTTATAGAGATAGTATAATCAACGTCATCAACGTCAAAATCTAAACCTAAAAAGTAGCCTTCCGAGTCTAAGTTACGATTTGGTATGTCTACTTTCTTTGTACCTTTTGAGTTCTTATTAAAGAAAATTTCCTCAATGATTAGAGGAATAGAGGACTTTCCAACCCCGTTACCCCCTAGAACTTGAGTGAGGATAGATTCGTCTAATATTAACTCATTATCTTCGGCATAGCTAAATGCGTTACTCCATTTGAGTTTTCGTAGTATAATCATTAAATGTATCCAGTAGGTTAGAAACCTTATCTTCAGGTAATTCTAATATATAGGTTAAATATTCTGAAAGTTCATCTGTAACTGTCATGTTTGCGTTCAAAATAAGGGTAGCTTCAGTACTTCGTTTTACTACTTTCTTATCAAGAAGCTCAGTGTTCTTTACATTAGCTAAATCTGCTAAGTCACCTTCAAGCTCATATATCGTGTGGTTATACTCAGTTTGAACCATCTCAGCGGGGTCTGACACTGTTTTTCGTATTAATTGGGGTAACTCGAAAGGTCGCCAGTCATAATCAATACCATCTATAACTAAATACCCAGTCTCTACTTCACTCCGGTGAAAGCTAGTTGTCATAGGAGACCCCGGATAAACTATGTTCAACTGAGTATTTGAATGGGCATGTAAATCCCCCGCAAAAACCCTAGGAAACTCAGATAATCTAGCTAAATCAATTTCAGGTTTGACATGGGGGGGAACTGCACCACGAACATGGGTGAATAGTGGTTTATTCTTATTGAGACTCTCAATTACACCTTTCTTATGTAAACAACAATAAGGTAGAATAGTACCCCAAGGATACTCAGTAACTTCATCTACAATAGTAACTAAGGGGTTTACTTTAGATGTTACTTCTTTCAAAGCACTGAGGAAAGTGTGGTTTTTACGGGTGGCTTCATGATTCCCGTCTATAAGAATAGTAGGAATACTACAGCTATTTATAAACTCAAAGTATAATTCAATCTCTTCTAAGGTAGGTGTACGGTCGAAAAGATCACCAAGCATTATGTGTAACTCGCAGCCTTCGCTGGCTTTTACACATTGACTAAAGAACTTAGTATACCTATCCTTTGCCCAAGCTCTTGGAACATTCTTTTGGCCTAATTTAATGTGGATATCTGCGGTGGCTAGTATCATGTGTATTCCGTGAAGTAAAGCCTGTACCAAATTTTAATAGCTTGGTACAGGCTTTTTGTTTTTAAGCTATTACTAGCTTACTCTACGTCAAATTCCTTCTCTACGTCGTCTTCAATGCCCTCAGCTCCCTCAGTAGCTTTGTTTTGGATTTCTTTCAACAGCTTCTCTTGAGAATCTGGTGTAGGACGCACCAATTGCTCATCTATAGGGGTAGCTGCAGCGAAGGCTTCTCTTTCTGCGTCAGTTAGTGGACGAACTGCGTTCTGACACTTAAGCACTTGAAGCTGGTACTCAACATTATACACTTGAGGACCGGTTTTCTCACGCTTGAAACAAATGTCAAAGCCTGTATCCGGGTCAGTAGGGTCGCCAAGATCTTCTGTGGCAGTCATGATCTGCTCCATCAGCTTTTTCTTAAGGTTTAGTACCTTAACTTTCTGATCTGCTGGATCAATACAAAGAATTGCGTAAGCCCACCCACATTTCAAATCTGGATAGAACTCCTTAACCCAGTCTTTCTCTTTGTTGACAAAAGCTTCAGCATCTCTGTCAAAGGACAAGCACTCAAAAGGAATATTTTTATCGTTCATTCCTTTAATCCAATAAACATAGCGAGCTAATAGCCCCCCAACCATACGCACCCTGTTGTCACCATTTACATACTGATACTGGTCTACAGACCCTTTTGCCGCTTTGCCTCTTGCTTTACCAAAATCTAATGCCATTTTAATACTCCTGTTCCGGCTTCTTCAAATCTAAAGTGAACTTGATCGTCTACTAATTGAAGAAGGCTATTGTTGTTGATGAGGTCCTCTTTCCCTAAACAGGCCAAGAGGTCTAAAGATAACTTATTAGTTATCAGGTATTCTGAGTAGTTTCTTAGCGAAGCTAACCAGATGTATTGCGCCATTTCTTTTTTGGAGTACTTTCCACCATATCCGGCGCGTAGTAGCTCTTTTGGGCGCAAAAGAAAACTCGACCCAGACCAGTCAATTAATACATAATTCTTAACGGGGTCTGTAAAAAGGCTTGGTATGGGTCGAAACGTTATGTAGTCTATGATCTCAACAATTTTCTTGGCTGAATGACCACTCTTAATTAAAACCACTGTCATGCTAAATAAAATCATTATATAGTAATAATACGATTAATTTTTAAAATTGTATTCATTTTTCCACCATTTGAAATACTATTATACATCATTTAACCAAAATTGTCAAGAACTTTTTATAGGTAAGCTAAATATCCTAGTTAAAATAGCGTATTGAGCCTCTCGAAAATCTTTATTTTCTATAATCTTCTTTCGTTTTTCTACCATAACTATTACCTTTCTTAGTAGGTGTGATGCTGATCTGTACTTTCTTTAATAATCAGGTACTGAGTACCATGAATATACTCTTCAAGCATGGCTGTTGGGTATTTAAGGATATATTCATTAACTAAAGCATCTGGACCCTCTTGATGTATATTCCAAACTTGTACAACTACTTCCCAATCTGATGTATCTGCATTTTCAATTCTAATAGCTTTTGTCATTTTCTTAGCTCCTTTATAGTTTTGATGTTCACTCAATCCACCCATCTTTAGTACTAGCGTTGTATACATAGACGTAGAGACCCATACCTTTAGCAGTCCCTATCATATTTTTAGTTCCTGGAGACTTCCCATCCCATACTGCAATCAGGGCATCGGCAAATTCTGCCATCTCTTTGTTACGAAGTCGTCCAGCCCCCTGTTTAAATCTTGCCCAATCCGCAGGAAATCGAACAATAGGCATGTTATTGAGTTTAGCCCAATCTTCACCACTCCTATCTATACCTCTAGCAGTACCACTCACTACTGTAGTAACCTTACTAATGAAAGGACAAGCATCTAAAGCCTCTAACATGTGCTCTTCTGTGAGGTCTCTAGACCCTGCAATTATAGTTTTCATTCTAAATTTCTCCTTACTATATTCTCCCTAATCATCATACAGAAATTAGCCACATCAACGGCCTCTTTAATAGTTTCCACAGGGTTACAGTTATCTAAAGCCTCCTCTAACTCGTCTACTTCATTTTTTACCATACATAGAAGAGTTTTTATAGAAAGGCCACTCCATCCCATTTTATGATCATTTTTCTTTAGTACTAATTCCATATGATTTGCTAATTCTAATACTGATTCTCTCATTTGTCTGATCTCCTTAATATTAACCAGCCCGCTCTAACATGCATATAGGTGGGTGGATTCATTTACTATAAAAACCGTCATCCCGTCTATTAACATAATACCTTTAGAAGTATCGTTTATACTCTTCAGCCATACTTTTATATGTCTTTCTTCAGTATATCCTATATATACTCTAGTAGGATCATACCCATTTGCTTCTATGAAACTAACCCTCGCTTCTCCTATTTCATCAATTATACTCATAATAACCCCTTAAATATATGTTTAATTACAGGTAAAGTAAAGGCATTCCCTAAGGACTTATACCTTTGTGTGTTAGAAACACCTGAGGTATACCCGTGTGGGAGCCCTTGTAGCATTACTTCACACTCTTCTGGGGTTAGTTTACGAAACTGGTCTAGTATTTCATCATATTCACCTTCGGCTTTAGTTATTAACGGACGCCCATCCGCGCGGACACCTTTGTAGTATGAAGCCGTTAAACAACCAAAGTGAGGAGTGAATATAACTTTCCTAGGCGGCCCTTTACGAGCTGTTCCAGAAACATAACCCTCTGGGGTTCTAAAAGCCCAAGGTGGCTGTTCTGGTAGCTCTCCAATAGGGATATTAGTCCAGTACAATCGTAGTCTAGACTGATTAACAAAGTTTAAAGAATTGATTTTGTAAGGCTTGACTCCCATAGCTTTTGAGATGAAGTCTTCACACTCTTGTTTCATCTTAACATTCTCTAAGAGGAAGTACTTAGGATTTAGCTCATTCTTTAGTCTAATATATTCAGCTACTAGGCCTGAGCGATCATCCTCTAAGCCTTTCTGTAGCCCTTGTAAAGAGAACCCTTGGCAGGGTGAGCCTCCTACTAAAAGATCAATATCTTCATCAAAATCCCTAGACTCAATATCACAGACATCTTCAAGCCTAAATATGTCAGGATGATTCTTTTCAGATATAGCAATAGCATACTTGTCAATCTCAGCAGAAATATAAGTGTGTTCTATACCTAAATCTACTAAAGCTTGCTTTGCTACTGATATTCCGTCAAATAGGCTGAGTACATTCATCATTTATTTACTACTTTATGTTTGTTAGTAGGGCGTGATTTTGCTCCACCATAAGCGTCCCTACCTCCACATATAGAACAAGTAGAAAAACCATCTCTAGCTACGTGTTCTAACTCAAGGCACATACACCAAATTTCTTTTAATTCGGATATTTTTCTCATTTTAATCCCTCAATTTTATCAATACTAGTTTTTTGTTTTACTTCTTTACCTCGTTAATATCTCCTTTAATTTATAAAACCATTATATACTAAAGGAGACATAAAGTCAAGAACTATTTTCAAGCTTTGTATTCGTTTTTAACTGACTTGAATAATTTCTTTCTCCCCTCAATACTTGGCCTGTTATAAAGCCTATTTATACACCCGCAAGAAGAGCAAATAAATCTACCCTCCCCAGCACTCCAATAATCACCCTCCTCACTATCATTAGGGGGAACGTAATAATGAGTTTGAATATAAACTAAGTCGGTTATTTCTAGCGCTTGACCACAACCATCCCCAATAGAACTAGACTCGCATTTAACTAACGTTGGATCATCCTCTTCTAGGATTTGATCATTAATAATATCAAGGACTTCTTTAGCTTCCGTTTCTAGCTCAGACAAGTCTTTTAGTTTAGATAAGTCTTCCATAAGTTATATCTCCTATTAATTTTTATAATATTTAACAACTTCTTTAAACATAGGTTTTTTCTCTTCAATATCAGGTCTGTTATAAAGCCTATTTATACAGCCACAAGTAGGACAAGTAAAACGGCCTTCCCCCATATTCCAATAATCTCCCCCAGTACACCCCCTAGGGGGTGTATACCAATAAGTTTGAATATAAACTAAGTCTTTTATTTTATGCCCTTGTCCACAGCCATCCCCAATAGAACTAGATTCGCATTGAACTACTATCTCACTTTTCCTAGCTCTAATCTGTTCATTAATTTTCAGAGATACTAAATTAGCTTCGTGCTGCTCTTTATATAATTCTGTTAATGTTTTCATAATTTTTTAATTTCCCAACCCATTTTCATATAGAAGCCTAGACGTTCTTGATTTTGTCTCCGGGCTGTGTTTCCTTTTAAATTTATATCCACTACTATAGGTTGCTTCTTACCCTTTAATTCACGAATCACACGCCCGACTAGTTGAGTTAATAATGGCTCGTTATTGATAGGAGTAGCTAATATTATACAACTTAATTCATTCTTTGATATACCCTCACAAAATATACTCTGGGTTCCGAAGAGTATGTTTTTACCATTCTTACCTACTTCTTCTAGTAGTGTTTCACGGTCCTCGTGACCTACGTCACCTGTAATACAGATTGCATTATCCCCTACTAATTCAGCACAGTTCTTTAGAAATGCTACTCTATCCGATACTACTAGTACATTATGCCCGTTAGCTGCGTATGCGGAGGCTATCATAGCAACAGAGTGCTGGTACTCATCATTATAAGCTATAGCATTTATCCGCTTTGCCCAAGGTACTGAGGCCCCGTCGGGTAGTCGGGTCTCTGAGGGGTAAATATGTACTGCAGGAACCATATAGTTTTCTTTTGGGGGTTGGAATAACTTGTTTCCAAAGTAATCCCTAAATACCACGTGTTTACCATCTTTTCTTTCAATAGTTCCAGATAACCCTAACTTATACCTAGCACAACTCTTATCTAGTATTCTGGAGAAGGTAGGTGAACTAACGTGATGCATTTCGTCCAATATGACTGTCCCAAAGGTTTTATATATCTGATCCATACATTTATAAAGGCTCTGCACATTACCAACTACAATCGGGGTGCTAATATTGAATTTACCGGAGCCAATAATGCCAGGTGTAAATCCATACACTTTTTCTATTTCTCTAACCCATTGATTCCGTAATGGTACAGTATGAGTAACTACTAAGGTTTTTTGACCGAACAGCCCCGCTATTGCTAAGGCTGTGAATGTCTTTCCAAAAGACACCCACGCATTAATAATAGCACTGTCTTCGATTTCATTATATATTGCTTGCTGACTTGAACGTAGAGTTCCCTGGAAGTCAGGGAACTCTACTCGGTTTTCAATACGCTTATCAATGACTTCATACCCTTTAGGTATTAAGTCCATACGTCCAGAAGGTATACTTACTAACCCAGGGCGTATTAGAGACATATTACGGATAGTAATAGGAGGCTCGTCCGCTTTATAAGAAGCAATAGTATAAGATAGTTCCTTACGTATTGCTTCTTGTAGCTCAGGAGTTGTCTCTAAGAATATTCTATTGCTCAATACCGCTTTTTTCATAAGCCTCTTTTGTTTTAAGATAAGATTTAACGAATTCACTTCTCACAATATCATCAACTGTGAACTCAATATGATCAAAGTCTTTATCCATTCTGGATAGTATTGTGATAAACTTTAATAAACCATTCTTCTTAAGGTCTGCTTGTTTAAAGTCTCCACAGATTATAACTCTACAGTTCTCTCCCACTCTAGTAATTACAGAGTCTAATTCCTGGAAAGTTGCATTTTGACATTCATCCATAAAGATAGTACAATCTCTAAAAGTCAACCCACGCATGTAAGATGTTGTCATAAACTCTAACGCATCTTTCTTTTTTAATAGTTCGTAGGCATCCCCTCGTTGTAGAATCTCAGCAAAAATATCATAATAAGGTTCTTCATAAATTCTAGCTTTTTCTTTATCGTTGCCTGGGAGGAACCCCAAGTCTCTCGTAGGTACAGCACTTCTAATCAGTACTATATTATCTTTCTTTTTCTTTACCATACCTTCACATGCAAAATAGCAAGCCAAAAAACTTTTCCCTGTACCTGCAGAGCCGCTTAATATGAGATTCTTGTTGCTTTTAAAAGCTTTTAATTGATTCTCAGTTAGAGGTTGAACATCTGCTAGGTCAAAGGTATCTGGCTTTTTTCCACGACTTTTTTTGCTCATTAAATTTTCCTTCGAGTTGTCGTACTCTGAGTTTCGGAGTACTCGTAGGGAATCCAGGGTTTTTTATTTAAGTATAACATTCCTACCCAAGTCTTCCCAGGGGGTGGTGGTCTTTTTACGATCACTGGAAAAGGTATAGTTGATACCTTTAGTACTGTAGCAATATCTTTCCTATCCTCCTTTATTATTCTATGATATTTAACAGGGAAAAATCTAGTTTTCTCATAAATAAAGCAGTAGCCTTTATTATCTACAAATATTTTATGTTTGGCTCTAATAAGGCCTGTAATGTCCTCATAGCACGCATGTAATGGTAATAATTGGTGAAAAGTTTGTAATCGGCGCTTACCTAGCGTATCACCGATCTGGTTTCTATCATCCACTACAAGGTTCTCCAGCCTCAGGAGCCCGTCAGTGACTTCTAAATCATCTGACGGGAGCCCGAATATAGGAAAGTTAATTAACCCGAATTGCTTGTAGTGTATTACCATTATTTATTATTAATATTCCACATCTCTTTTGCGGTTTGTTCATCCTCAGAGCCGGGGAAGCTTCCCATTACCCCACAACACTGGTAGAATATATAGCTTCCACTTCTCATTAGTTTAGGCTCTCTGCCACAACTACAGTTATTTAAGCTGCTTGCTTTTGCCATTCTTCGAACTCCTCCCCGAATTGGTCAGTAAACTTACCATTAGAATAGTCTTCTGCTACTACTTCAAACTCACAACCAATAGGTACGCCTGGAATTGAAACCCCGCGATCCTTTTGAATAAATCCAAGTAGATTTTCTTTATAAGAATCTACTTCTTCATCAGGCACTTCTGCTAAGATTGAGTCATGAACAAGGGCAAATATCCTAGCTTTACTACCTAGTATCTCAAGGTAAGCCTGCATTTCTATAGCACCTAATAGGTTAACATCGGAAGCAGTGGACTGTATAATAAAATTAAGTCCACTCCTAATCTCGTGCCCTTGCACGCCTGAGTTATCGGACTTAACGTTAGGTAAGCGACGCTTTCTTCCAAAAGGTGAGTATACATATGCTTTAGTTTTAATGAAGTCTCGTGTTTCATCAATCCACTCCTTTAGCTTCCAGAAAGTACCGAAGTATTCATTGATAGTTTCTTGCGCTTGGTGAGTACTTATTAAATCCCTCTTGTTAAAAGGTATTCCTTTCTCTTTAGCAACATTTTCCATCTCTGCATTAACAGTTGCAGCAATCTTGCCCGCAGAAGCTCCATATAGAATACCGAATGAAATTGCCTTAGCCGCCTGGCGTAAACCCCTATAAAGTTCAGCAACATCCTCTACAGGACAGTCAAGTTTGAATACTTTTTTTGCTATCTGACTATGAAAGTTACCCCCACTACGAAAAACATCTTGAAGCTCTAAATCACCTGAAACGACTGCGGCTATATACATCTCTACCGTTGATAGGTCCATTGCAACTATTGTATATCCAGGAGCTGCTTTGATACAGCCCTTAACCGCAGGATTATCACGAGGCAACTGCTGCATATTCATTTTACCGCTACTTGACAAACGACCTGAAGTTGTACTACTAAGATTGAAGTTAGTACGTAGTCGACCATCCGCGTCTAATTGTGGGATGATCTTATCTAAGTAAGTATTCTTAATTTTACTACTCTTACGAATAGCTAGAATATGTCTAGGTATTGGGTGTAACTCTGCAAGCTGACCTAGAACTTCTGCATCTGTGGAAGCCTTTCCAGTTCCGGTCAATTTTCCAGTAGGTTTTAACCCGATGTAGTCGAAAAGAAGTTTACGTAATTGAAGAGTACTATTGGGGTTAAACTGTTTACCCTCAACCCTTTCAAATTCAGCAATCTCAGGGAAGTTAGATAGCTCGTCTTCAGCTTTTCTAATCTCCGTTTCCATGTACTGTTGTCCGAACTTTAGTCTAACCATATCGAACGGAACGCCATTCTCCTGAATAGTGGCTAGGAAGCGACAACCAGGGATAAGGATGTTCTTATAGACTCCAGTTAATTTCGCGTTTTTATCTAAGTAATGCTTGAATTTAAGATACAACGCGAAGGTTACTGCAGTATCTACACAGTTATGCACTAAACCTGTTTTAGTGTAGAAATTATGATTATCCTCTACATTAATACACCACTTAGTGGCATACCCTCTTTTAGTTCTAGGATACCAACATTTTACACTAGTCACCGTTCGGTACAAGTACTTAGTACTTTTAGTACTCCAAATATAACTACCTATAGTTTTTTCCGTATTAAGTTTATAAGCACAATCCACATGGAAGTACGCAGCTAGTTCATTAGATATAATGTGAGTATCTTCAACCCCCCAAGTAAAAAATTGGTTATTTTTACTAGAGTCTTCAAAGTACCTAGGGGTGGGTAGACCTAAGCTGTTGACCCAATTTATAACATTTATTTGCTCTTCTTTACCTACAGTTCTTGACCAGATACGTAGTCCGCCGTTCTCAGGCAAGTTTCCATCATCCATTATCCAAATAGCTAAAGCTCTTCTGTCTAAAGTGCTTAGTATCCTTTTAGATAAATATAGTTTTGAGCCCTGAAACCCTTCTCTAAATACTAAAGAATTGAGATATTCGGTTAATACATCTGAGTACTTTATATCATATTGATGTAGGGGTTCTTTGTTACCTTCTTTAAGTATTTTTAAGGCATTATCCCCTAGTAGTTCGGCTTTGAATTTAGCATAATTTTTTCTAGGCTCCGCTTGAGAAATAATGAAACCAGCTCCCTTGTTATTTCTACAGGAAAAGTACCCATCTCCCATTAAAGATCCGAGTAAGGTTTGATACGCATCCTCTGAATAACTCAAGCTTTCTGATAGTATCTTAGACCCTTTTTCCAAGTCTTGAGCTTCTACCCAACCTTCCTCAGTGAATAGTTTATGATCTGGGGTAAATTTTGGGCCATAAATTTTATGGGGGTCTTGAGGAGTATTATAAAATTGGGGGCATAACCATTCTTTTGAATTATGAGCTTGTTTTACCCAACCTATTATCCTTTTATCCTCTACTACCCTAGTGACTTCATTGTAAGATCGTACTTGTTTAGTACTCTTTGAGCGCACTAAATCTCCTATAGTTTCCCAAGACCCATCCGACATATGTACTTTACTATCATGAGTTAAGCAGGCATATACTTTAATAATGTCAAAAGGGATTAAGTCATAGGTAAAGTCCCTTTTCTTTATACGATTCTTCTTGCAATAATGATCTATCCACTCATTCTGAGCTTTTTCATAGTCCCCATACTTAGTATACTTAAGAGCTAACTGCTTGAGACCATGAGTCCCTTGAGTTTCATCTAAGGTGTAATGCATTAGCATCGTATCCCCAAAGTGAGGAAACTCGAAACCAAAATGGTATTCAAACCATACTATATCGAACTTAGCATTGTGAAAAATAACTAGTTTTTTATTGAAGATTTTCTGCATTAACTGTTCAACCTCTTCGTCGATACAGTCTGTTAAGATATAGGCCCCGCTATCCTCTTTATAAGTTATTGAGAAGCCCATCATATAACCATTTCTAGCATATAGGTTAGATGATTCAGAGTCAAGAGCTATGAAAGGATTTGGATGATCGTAGGCGGCTTGGAGGTACGCCATAGCCTCGTCCTTATCTTCAATACCTACAAAATCTGAAGTCTCGTACTGAACTTTCTGTAATTCACCAGAAATGTACTTAATAATATTGCCTTTAGACTCTTCCCAAGGCTTTTTAGCTTCGGGTTTGAAAGTTATCATAGCGGGGTTAATGACTGGAAGGAATTTATCATCTACTATATGCCCTGTATACTCTGTAATAGAGCTGAGTTTAGTATAATACTTAAGAGGCTCAGAACCTACTAAGATTACCCACTCGTAGGCGTCTAGATCAATATCAATATCGACATCTGCTTTCAAAACTTTCTTAACGTCTCGATTGGAAGTAAGAGAGAACCTATCAAACTCAAAGGCCCCGCCGAAAAGCTGTGTATAATCATTTCTACTTGGTTTAGCTTCTATTAACGCTACTGTCTTATTGCTCATGCACTCCTTTAGGCTTAATTTATTACCGAATAACCTGTTTCGGGTTAGGGTTAGTTTTAAGACTCGTAATTGTCTTTTAATACTTTGTATAAATTTTCTAGGGTTTTTAAAGGTACAATTTCGTCCTCAATAGTTACACAATCTGCTGTATATTTTTCCCCACAATTGAGTTCATATAACCAGTAATTAATCCAGTCTGTCTCAGTATCCCCCATCAATTCTTTTAATAATTGTACTAAACCAGTACAACCTACACCTAGCTTGTCTATTAAATCATAACTAAGGTAGTTATACGCTTCATCTATTACCTGGCCATGTTTTATAACTGAATCCATATAGTGTTTGAATTCCTCAAATTCCATCATATAACTTCTCCTTTAGTTTTAAGGCCCTTGTTGGGTGTAACTCTCCTGGATCTGCATTTTTTAAATTAATATTTCGTACTTGAAAGAAAAGCTCTTCCGCTAATTCGCGTACTGATTGAGCTGCTTCTTGGCCCGCCTCATCAGGGTCGAAGATAATATCAATACCTGAAACTCCTAACATACTTAATAGATGAAGTTTGGTTTTAGTAACTTTACGGGTTCCAAAGCAACACAGCACATTGCGGAATCCATTATCCCAGAGGTTGAGTAGGTCAAACAAACCCTCTACTAGTATTACCCTACCTGCTTCTGGCTTAATTTTGCCTAAAGGGAATAAAGGAGTACTGCTTTGCGCGGGGCTGATATTGTATTTTACCTTATCAAATTTATCTTTAGATCTACCTACGAAACAGCTTATTCTGCCTTTCAAATCTCTAATAGGAAATACTATTCTATTAACTTGGTCTTGGTCTAGGGTTGTGAAAGCTTCAAATTCGTTTAGAGTTGCTACTGATACTCTATAGTCTGTTGTAACGTACTCAGCATCCTTAGGCATTTTCAAACCAATACTAGAGGCTCTAACATCATCTATTTGACGTTTAATTTGCTCTCTAAGGATACCTAGTTTGTCTAATTTTTCTCCGTATAGGTAGAATAGGTTGCCTTTGAACCCACAAGAAAGGCAATTAAAAATCCCGAGTACAGAGTCTATTCTCATACTTGGGTCTCCATCATCATGCTCAGGATTTAGACAAGGTACTACGAAGTCTCTACCAGAAACCTTGTAAAATAATTTTTTCTTTTGTAATAGTTCTTCTACTGTCATTCATACCACCTATTGAGTACTTCCAATTTAAACAACTCCCCAGGCAAAGAGCTTTTACAAACTAACAGGTCCTTATTAATAATACAGGAAGGTTCTGTAATAAAATTATAATAATAATTTTCAGAGGTACTAGAGCTTAAATAAGAAGCCTTTAATCCCTTGAGCTTAAATTGTTTCACCATATTTATAAGTTCTAGATCATATAACATATTAGAAGTGCTATAAATAATAACTTTAATATTATTCTCCCTATACATAGCTAATAAAGAGGTTCTATCCGTTAGATTCAATAGATAATACTCATCTATAAATAAGTGTATAGTATTACTAGTATTTTTTAATTCATCACATCTATTATATAAGTCTGGTATACTTATAGCCTTATGTAGCGTATTCCTCGAAGGATTAGGGACTATTAAATATTTATACGTAGCAGAACATCTTGTGTACCTTTCCGTAATTCTAGTAGTTTTCCCACTACCCCTAGCCATTATATTTAACTCTATATCATTTATCATATTATTACTCCTTAAATTATACTTGTTTTATAATAAGTAGGTACATCTGCCCAAAATTTAATGTTCATTGCATGACATTCAGGATAGAGGGACCCATCAAGCCAGCACCAATAGCCTATACCCTTAGTATCTACTAAGTATTCAATCATAGCAATGCTAGGAGCTTCGTTAAAGTCTTCATCATCATTGATTAAAACAAATACAGGAGTAAATACACCCCAATTACATTCTTTATTTTTGAAATCATCTAAAGGCATTTTGTGGCTAACATCAACCCATTCTATTTCTAGTGTTCCGTTAAAAGGTACTCTCATTTTAATGCCTTTGGGTAGTACGTTACAGTAGCTGTTATAAAATCATCCTGACATATATTTAATTGAAAATCTAAAATATACTCTGGAATCTCAAATAATTCTCGTAGTTTTCTTACTACTTCTCGGCCTTCTTCTGTGTCAGCAATTATCATTAGTTTACTACTCCTGTGAAAAAAGCCCATATGTGACTAGTTGGAGTACATATGGGCTTACATACTAATCTTTTGAGGTTTCTTTAACCACCGATAGAACATGCGCCAGATTTAATTGGGCTTGCGTAAGTTTAAGGGCATCACCAGCATCTATATAGCTAGTAATCCTTTCAGCTAGTACTTTCATTGCATTTTCTGTTGCTTTTTTCATTGGGTTTTATCTCCAATAGAGGGCTTTTGAGTTAGGTAGCCGAGTTTACCTATTACATGTCATAAGCTCCTTCGCCTTTATCGTCCTCAGAGCTTTCTTTTTTATTTTTAGGATTTACTGCGGAGTTAGGCCCAATCTTAAGGCTTCTCCAATCAACTGTTGAACAGAATCCAATTTCATCATCATCCCTCATTTTAGCACAGTCAAATGCAATACAGTTATGCTCTCCTTTGTGTGCTTCTAGTGAAAAAGCTGCATCTGCTGAGTCTAGTAGACCTTTTGCAAACCTAGCCTCTCCAGTAGCGTCTGTTTGATAGGGGGATATCAAAGGCAGTCCGTAATCTGAAGCCATTGTTTTTAGAGCTGTACTAATATCTATTTGGTCGAACCAGTCATACTGTGAACCACGATTACTTTTTTTAATTTGGTTAACATAATCAACAATAATAACTGAGGGTTTTAATCTTTCTACTTTTCGATCTAACTCGCTCCTAATAGTTCCCAACGTCATAGAAGGATCGTAAACTACATCCATTTGTTTTTCTGGATATAGGTGACACTTGGATAAATCTTGGTGTAGCTTATCAAAGCTATGATGCTTAGTATACTTTAAATATGCCTCAGCCCCGCCGTCAAATCTATCAGCCCACCACTTTGCTACTGTTTGCCATTCACCATGAGATAAGTTTCTATTCTTAAGACTGGCGGCTGGAATACCTGTAGCAATAGCGCAGTTTCTTTGAAGGATCTTTCTAGAAGTCATCTCTATAGTGAAATATATTGATGATCTACCTTTGTCCCACTCATTGGCAACAATATTAGAGCAAGTTAAAGACTTACCAGAACCACGACGGCCTCCAATAAGTATATAGTCACCAGAGGCGAACTTAATATTAGCGTCGTAATCTGCATTTAATCCTAATGCGAATCTGTTCTGTAAATCCTCTTCTGAGTCGAATAGCTCTATTCTTTGCATATCTTCATTAGGGTCTTTTAACTCTACCCTATCTTCAATATGAAAAATAATACCTTGAAGCTTATCAACATTCTCTTTTGCTGATTCCATCATAATGGATTCTTCCAAGTATTTAGATACCTGGTCCATTATCTCCTCTTGAGTATACTCGTTCTTTAAAAACTCTAGAAGCTGGGAATTGTCTATTTCTACATCTGCCGCCGCCTGTATAGCAAATACTGTGTCTAAAACGACGTTACTTCTTATAGACAGTTTGAGTGCGTCAAAAGAGGGGATGCTACCAATTTCTTCGAAGTGCTTATTTATAACTGAGAAAACCGTGTGGTACTCAGCAGGCAGATAATGTTTCCTGATTCTAGCCCAGGTATCGGAATCTGCCTCTAAAATAATCTTTTTTAGAAGTATTGATGTAACATTCAAACGCGACTCCATTTACATTAAAAAGCGGGGAGGACAAAATGTCTTCCCCGCCTTTTTGCCTAGGGTTAAAGCCCAGTTAAACTAATTACGCTGCAGAAGTTTTGGCTTTTTTAGCCGCACCATCATGGTCTGCAATTGTAATTCCACGGCGAGTAAGCATTGTGCGAACCCCGCGAGGAGTTTTACCAAGAACTTCAGCTAGTTTATCTACTGTGTAAGCAGAAACGTCGCCAAGATCTTCAAGAGCGTCAGTCTTATCTTTACCTTTGACGTCGCGCTGCTTAGGAATAGCTTCGATTTCACCTGAACGTAGGAAGCTAAGAGCTTTTCCACGAACCGAATTCAGCTCTTTACCGAGTGCATCAGCGATTTCCTCAAGGAAAGCGTTTTTAGCAACGAGAGCGAGGAAAGTATCTTCCTCAGCTTCGGTATAAGTACGAACTGCCTCGACTTTAGGGGTAGGTTTAACCTTGCCAGTAAGTTCCATTGATAGGATCTTACCTTGGATTTGCTTAGGTGAGAAGTGCCCGTCTGCAAAGTTCTCAGCGATTTCACCATAAGTGAATTCCCCATCGTTAGCTTCTACGAAGGCACCGAGAGCCTCAGCTTGATCTTCGGTGAAGGTCTTGGTAGCGCCAGCAGAAGCCAGCTCTACATCAACACCCATCTTACGAAGTTTGCTAGAGATTGAGCGGTTAGTTGTTTCTAGTGCTGTAGCGATTTCAGCTACAAGTGCTTGATCGACAGGGGATACATTTCCCACAAGTTCAATCAGTTGCGCGGTTCTTTCTTCGTTCCATTTAGGTAGTGCCATTTTTTAAGTCTCCAAAAGTTCGTTGAGTGTTTCAACGACGGTTACGCCAGAAGTCCTGGCTTTAGTGGTTTTTGTGGATTCTACTCCACTCTCGTTAAGTAGGATAGTAACTTCTTTAGTTAAAGAAGATTTTACTGTATACCCAGCTTCTATCAGCATCTGTTCGGCAATAGCCTTAGTTTTTACTGAGTTTAACTTACCGGATATACAAACTATACCTTTACTTGCTTCTTTTCTCTGTACTCTTTTTTCTGTTTGGGGTTTGAATTGCATACGAAATTTAATTTCAGTTTCATACTCATTTTCAAACCATTTCATTAAATTGTATATAGCTTTGGGGCCTAGTCCTGCTTCTTTGCATTTTTCGGTTGTAAGTTCGTCTAATGCTGTGATAACAGTACATAACTTACTTGTGGCAGAGTTGCCAATTAGGGGGATACCAAAAGCTGGGAGAATTCGATTCAGACTAGCAAGCCTTGATTTTTGAATTTCCATGTAAAGTTTAGTAGCTAGTTTCTCCGACCCCAAAGCTAATTCGATGTAATGTCCAGTCAGTTCATAAATATCAAGAACTGATTTAATCTCTAGTTTCTCTACTGTAGCGGGGCCTAATCCTTTGATCTTCAAGGTCTTAGCCCAATGCTCAATCGCCTTTTGGGATTTAACTCCACACGAGTCGCTAATGCAATATAATAAGTCCTTGCGCCATTCTAATAGCGACTCACAACTTGGGCAGTTTACTGGAGCGATGATCTTTTGCATTTTTTCCCTTTCTCGATTGTGTATAAACTATTATACCTTATATCATCTAAAAAGTCAAGTGTTATTTTTCAACATCTAAAGGTCTATTTCATCCCTAAGTGTGGTAATTCTCCTATTAAGATTTTCGGCATTTAATTTCATTTCCTTTAACTCCATAGCTAGAGCAGACATAGGTTCCGGGTCTAAGGTAGCTTCAGTCTCAGGAACACCTGTATCTACCTTTTCAGGTCCCAGTAACCTAATTGAGTCTAAATAATTATTTAGATCATCAAAAACCTCGTGTCCTATATAGATTGCTTTAGCTAATTGATCTAACTGTACTCTAATCTGGTTGTTGTCCATATCTAGTTCCTTTAGTTAGTTTACTCGTCTTGTTACTCTAGGAATTATCTCTCCACTTCGTATAATTTCTACGTCACAGCCTATTTCTAGGTTTAAATCATTTATATACTTAATATTATGTAGAGTAGCCCTAGATATTTTAGCACTATCAATAGTAATGGGTTCCAGAATTGCTACAGGGGCCACGACGCCGCTGCGTCCAACCTGCCAAATAACATCTAATAGTTTTGTTACTACTCCAGCTTTACGAGTCTTTAATGCATAAGCCCCGCGTGGGTGTTGTGCTGTACTGCCAAGCTTATCAAATTCATTATTACCATTTATACGAAATACTTTACCATCCTGCGGAAACTGTTCTAAATCCTCACTCAATACAGTGTAAAAGTTTTCTACATTAAGCCAGCCCAAATCTTCAAAATAAGTATCTGACAAACAAGGGGCTACGCCGTACGCAACGAAAGTGAGGTTCCGAGTTTTAAACTCTTCAATGTCTTTTAGGTTAAGCGCACCTGCAGCGTAGTTCCTTGCATTAGAGATAGTCTTAGGGGCAACAACTTCACCAGTTACCTGTAGTATCCGATGTTGTGTTTTAATACTTTTTGTTACTGGAAAGTAAGGTATTAAGTGACTAATATCTTGGCCTCGAATCCCATCGCCCCTAGTCAGAATCATGACTAGATTTCCCTTAAAATAAGTTAAAGATATAGCGGCCCCGTCTAATTTAGGAGTTTCGACAACATCACCAGAGATAGGTGGCTTATCCTCCCCCTCATATATTTTCTGCAAAGAAAAAAGACGGGTAGTATGCTCTACGCCGTCCTGAACGCTAGCGCCTACACTGGTATACCCAAACTCTTCCGCCAGAGTATCGAACTCTGCATCTGAGATTACTGGGTGACCCTCATAGTAACACTTAGCCGCATAATCTAAAAATTTAATTGAAATCAATCTAATCTCCTCATTGTTTATATACTATTATATAACAATCGGGTTAAAAAGTCAAGGATTATTTACAATAAAGGTCTCTTATTGTATCTCCAAAATATTCCTCAATAATCTCTTTAGACTCTGCTAAAGACATTACTTCTGCCAAACCTCTGAATAGTTCCTTAGTAACATCAATATCAAGTGGAAAGCATATCCCTTTATCACTAGCTTGGAAGTCTCCTTCAAACGCTAGATAATATTTCCTAATATGTAGGTACTCTACTTCTCGGAACTCATTAATAACCAAACGAGTTTGATTATGCCCAGGTTCGTCTTGCCAAACTACTCGCTCATAGATGACAGTTGATTCAGGTTCAATATTCATCCCTGTTCCTTAGTGCCCTACTTAACGGCACAACACTAGACACACCTTCTATATTAGAGGGTCTGATTAACCTGTAAGTGTCTGTGTCCCAGCAAAAAAGCAATAAAGTATCCACGCACTCTTTAGACTTATTCTTTTTAGCCTTAATATAAGGCGTATCAAAGTCTAAAGTGCACACATTGTACTTCAGTTTGTTGGAGTTTAAGCTACGATAAGTAATTATAGCATCTCCATACTCTAGAACCAGTTTTCTAAGCTGATCTTTGGTCATGCAGTTCTCCTCTAAGCTAAGCAAAAGCTCTTTTGCGGTACTTAAAGAGGAGGCTTTCCCGAGAATCTGGTTTTCACCTGCGGGTTCTCCGGCGGTTAATAAACAGATTCTCGGTACTAATCCACAATGCTTACGGCAGTCACGCGGCAAGACCTAATTGACTAGATTAGGATTTTGTTTTGTCCTTTTGGTGGACGTCCCTCTACTTATATAGTTAGTAGTCAACTATTACTCAGCTTCAGTCGCGCCACTAGCGCTAATAACTGCGGCCAAGTAAATTGCAGCCTTACCAGTTAGTTTAGTGATAATGTCTTCATCAACTTCTTGTCCAGCGGCAGTAATCGCGGCTTTGAGAGTATTCTGTGCATCTTCTTTACTCACACGAGCAGGTTTAGCTGTATCACTAGGGGCACTAGGGGTAGCTCCTGCGACTTTCTTGATGTAGACCCCAGCTTTAGCGAGGATCATACGAACCCCATTTACACTTTCACTCATATCTTCAGCAATTTGCTTTACAATTTCAATAGAAGTCTCAGGTGTAGGATTCTCTGCTTCATACGCGTCAATAGCTTGTTGTTTAGCTTCGTCAGTCCAGGCCATTCTTTTTCTCCGTTTGTTAGGGTTAATTCCAGGGCAGGTTCCAGTTGCTTGTAATTGTTGAGTGTAAAAATGGTGACCCACAACTTTCTCCTTTTTTCAATTCGTTAAGATATATTATACCGCGTTTTACCAGAAATGTCAAGAACTATTTTTCAGTCCTCATCATCACCTATTAGGGTTTCTATATAGGTATTAGTGAAATCTTCATTTGGGCCTTTCAATACTACAAATATAAATATAGGAGCTAATACGAAAGATATAGCCATTGTTATGACTACTGTGAATAGACTATTATGTTGTTCCCAAACTCCTTCATTAGTTTCTTTTAGTTTTTTTAATATAGGTTTATAGACAGTGAACCAAGAAGTAATTCCAACACTACCACAGAATAGCCCATAGTAGGGTAATATATCAAGAACTGTATTTAATATCATATTCAGATAAATGCTCCAAACTTCCCAGATTATAAGCAAGCGCTGCAGCATTAAAACCACCCATAGTTACTTTGGGAAAGTACCTAGACACCTCTTCCATAGCTTCTAGTATATATACTTTATATACTTTACAGCCATATTTCTTTTCAAGCCCTGCGTCTAACACTTCTCGCACTACTTCACAAGGAGCGTGATAGGACGCAGACCAAACTATCTGACCTGGTTTAAATTCTGTAGCAACACATTCATCAGGTAGAATAGCTACTTCGTATTTAGCGTCCCCCGTTTGTTTTTCCGGTACACCTAAACGAGTAAGGATAGATTTCACAAACCCCGGAGATCTGTATATAATCCCAGCTATATCAACTACAGGGGTATCCCTCAAGTAACTAGATATAATTAGTTTTATTTCATCTTTAGTAGCAGGCTTACCTCTGTTCTTATCTCTTCGAGTTTTCTCATATTCTTTTCTACTTACATGATTATCTATAATTGTGTTCAGCCTAGTTGTATTATAGGAGATATTAAGAATTGCACAAGCCTCTTTCTTAGTAATTGGCTTATCTGCTTTTAGTAATCCTATAACGTAATTAATATTAACATCAGTAAGTTTTTCGTGTTCTTTTTTCTTTATACGTTTAGTTTTTGCCATAATTATTCTCCCCAGACATATTCAGTAGTGTTTAATTTAACTTCGTCAAACACAAATTTCCAAGAAGTTCCTATAGGCATTGGCATATATTCTACCTCCCTATAGAATTGACTAGCGCCATTGAAAGTGCCGCTTAAGCCTTTTGAGAAGTATACTGTGAATGTATCCTTAAAGTTATAATTCCCTGCAATAGGTAGTACTTTAAAAGAATAATAATCGTCATCACTATTATCCTCAAGAATCTCTACAATTAATATTAGCGAATCCTCTTTGTACTGATAGATACTACCTGCTTTTACAAAATCCCAACCATTTTTATTAGCTCTTGCCATAATTATCCTTCCTCCATTTCTTTATAAACAATTATAACAAGTTTCAGTAATTATGTCAAGTCTTATCTTCTGGTCATCCAACCGTAGAAGCCAAAGAAAGCCCCAAATAGAACCGGCGCACAGGCTATCCACTTACACTCTCTCGATCTGGGCGCTTAAGCGGTAGGCTCGTTGTCCCACCTGTTTAGACCATTTACTGTCTAACATCTCTACTGCTACGGTTTTCCAGTCTTTGGAATAGGCAGCTAGGATAGTCTTTTTAAACTTAAGAAATCTAGTTACTCCAAGATTATAAACCATATTCACAAAAACCTCTTGCGCAATATCTGGGAAACACTCCCAAACAGGTTCAAATACTTTCATAGTGTCGTGTATAGCGCTAGTAAGATCATCAATAAATATGGAGTCTACTTGTTCCATAGATATCTTATCTCCCACCTTTAAGTCTCTTAACCACTCAGGGTCTGAGCTTTTTATTAAGTGACCTATTCCAACAGTCTTATAGCCTAAAGAGTCATTATACACCCGTACTCGGACGCCTTCATCGCGTTTTAATTGGGATATGAGTCTTTCTATATTCATCAGTATTTATTCCCCTTTTTAATATTCTCTTCAGATGTTAGGTATTGTAAGTTGTTTTCTACGTGTAAGCCACTAACTGTTTTCCCTTGTAAGGGAACTATGTGGTCTACGTGGTAACCTTTCGGGCAGTTTAGATATATAGTTTTAATAACGGCTAGATTAGCCCAAGATACCGTTCTCTGTAGCTTAGCGGCCCTACGTTTAGCATCTTTGGCTATGTATTGAGATTTATTATTTTCATAATGATTCTTATGAATAATCTTATAGTACTCAGTATTATTAGCATAATGGTTTCTAGACTTAGCGTTACTACAGTCTTTACACGAAGATTTTGATTTATCTATTTGGTCTTTACTAAAGTGGAATTGCTCTTTGTCTAAATAGTTATTACAAATAGAACATTTTTTATAAGGAGTTTGGGTGACTAACCATACTCTCCAATCTCTAGTTTTATGAGCATTTGATAAGTTAAAGGTAGTTTTTAAGACTCTACTTATAGTAGATCTACTAATACTTAAGTATTCTGCTGCTTCTGTAGTAGTTCCAAACTCCAGTATACTCCAAATTAACTCTTCTAATAATACCTCAGGACATCCTATTCTACCTCTCTTTACTACTTCAGTACCTTGTCTATTTAAGCTTTTTAGGATTTCTACTGTGATTTCCATGTTCATAATAAAAATCTCCTATTTAAGTTACGTTAATTATAACTTAATAGGAGATTTTTGTCAACTTATATTTTTCTTTTGGTGGCTTGTCTAAATAACCTGGAACCCCCTGAAGGAGTTGAACCTTCGGACTTCCGCCCCACTCTTTAATGTCGAGACCTTAGAAGGATCTTGTGGGAACAGGGGGCATATTAATCAGTATTTACAATATCGTTAAATTCATCTTTATCTGTATACCAAAAAGGTAGACTACCATCTTCATTAACCATTCCATTAAATTTACTAGGGTGTACTGCGAGATACGCAATAACACGATAAATGTTACCTATATTACTATCATCCCATCCTTTATCCCGTCTAGCTCTAAGGAATATCAAAGCTGGTAGGCACAATGCCCCTAATATGAAACTGCAAAGAAATAATAGAAATGCGAACATAATAATCTCCTTTTAAACTGGGGTCCCCTGGAGGAATTGAACCTCGTGGCTTCCGTCCACCAATTATAATGCCAACGGCTTCGTAGACCGAGGGTGGGGCAGGAGACATATTAACTTATAGTGTAACAGCTATCTTCAAGCATAAAATTTCTAACAAAAGGATCTACGTCATTTAAGCTAGATGGAAAGGGAACTGTACTCCCTGTTGTTGTACGACGAACAGGTTCCTGAGAGGGGTAATCTGCATTAATGCTAGTAACTTTCGCAGGCTCTAAAGCTGCTATCTCAATAAGCAAATCACGTTTTTCCTTTAGTAATTCTACTTCTTCTTCTAATGTCATAATAATTCCCCAGCCCAATGAAGCACTATCCAGTCTTTTATACAGTTTTGTATATTGATTTTATCAGCTTTATCAACTTCAATCATTTTAACTGACCAGTAGTGGAAATACTCAAATATTATTTCTTCTTCTGTTCTTGTTATAGTTATTGGATTCCCTTCATTATCAGGTTCTATGTATTGGTAAGTTTTCATTATTCACCTTATTGGGGTGTCTGGTCAGAATCGAACTGACTAACAACTGAGCCACAATCAGTCGGCGAGCCTTTTGCCTTCAGACACACACTTAATTACTTTTTACACAAGCTAGGTAGTACTTATTAGTAAATTCTGAGATTACTTGTGCTTTCACACTTTCCGTACTATACTTAGGGCTTTCATACGCATCAATAACTATACTCCTACACAAAGGCCTGTAGGCATCTTTTTGTTCGTTAGCTACATCCATAACGGTAGACATTGGAGCGCCCTTCTGCCTAACATCCATAATAACTCCAGCTAGGCTTGATATATCTTCACAAATTCCTGCGAGAGCGGGTGTACTAATCAATACTAGCATTAAGGATGTAACAAGTAGCTTTTTCACTTAAATCTCCTGATTTGTGGTTATAAGACCCGATTCCTAGCATGTCTAGTAGGCGATACCTGTTAATTCAGGTCGAGGGGTGCGCATCGTTGAGAGGCGTTTCGGGTTGATTCTGGAGCACAAGGTGGGAATCAAACCCACGACCTCTCCCTTACCAAGGGAGTGCTCTATCTGACTGAGCTACGAGTGCATATAAGTTTGGCACTATAGAGAGTATTAGACGACTTCTTTGTGACGGGCATCCCTCTCCCGTATTTCCGCTTTCAAGGCGGTGTCTTATTTATACTCCTGCCAGGGAGTAAAGGACTATCTCATTTCAACTAAATCGGCACTGGCATGTCCGATTTCGGCCTATAGTGCCGCAGATAGCATAGCGTCAATATTTCGGCCTGAGTATTACCTAAGGAGTATTTATAGCGGACTGCTACCGCTACTATCTGGTTTTGGTGGAGCTTCAGGGAATCGAACCCTGATCGTCTGGTTGCAAACCAGAAATAATCCCTTTATACTAAAGCCCCGTGATTAATTGAGTATCAGAAAGTATTGTAGTGCTATATTTTTACAAGCTTAGCAATGCTTTGGCTATTCACCGAGTAGTCTGAACCTCTGCTCATTAACTTTTCTACTACTTTACTCAAACTTGGTATTCCATAAGGGAATCGAACCCCTTTCCTCAGCTTCGATTTCGGCCTGAGTATTACCTAAGGAGTATTTATAGCGGACTGCTACCGCTACTATCTGGTTTTGGTGGAGCTTCAGGGAATCGAACCCTGATCGTCTGGTTGCAAACCAGAAATAATCCCTTTATACTAAAGCCCCGTGATTAATTGAGTATCAGAAAGTATTGTAGTGCTATATTTTTACAAGCTTAGCAATGCTTTGGCTATTCACCGAGTAGTCTGAACCTCTGCTCATTAACTTTTCTACTACTTTACTCAAACTTGGTACTCCATAGGGGAATCGAACCCCTTCCCTCAGCTTGAAAAGCTGATGATCTAACCAGTAATCTAATGGAGCATAATAGTAAGGAAGAGTTGTTAGTCTCACATTAGGGGCTGTTAGATCACAATTCCATAGCCGTCCTTACTACTTTTTGAACTGGTGAATGTGGTAGGACTCGAACCTACATACCCGAAGGCCACTGGGTTACAGCCAGCTAAGCGACCAATTGCTCAACACATCCATTAAATTGTTATGCTGGTATTCTTCTGCCGCCAGCTTCGGCATATCTCACTTCTACACTTGGTAGATGAGGCATAGATTTGGTACTCCCAGAGAGGCTCGAACTCTCGCCGTACGGTTAAAAGCCGTATGCTCTACCCGTGAGCTATGGAAGCATGAAACTTAGGATTTCCTAACTATTCTAGTACTAACCATAATTGGTACGGGAGACAGGAATCGAACCTGCGGTCTCCTGGTCCCAAACCAGGCGCTTTACCAGACTAAGCTACTCCCATATAAAAGGCGTTCCGCGTATCCTGACCAGAACCTTATTTCTACGAGAGCACCGTGTAGAAACCTATTTTTAATTTTTTCGGCAAAATCACCCGTCTCTGCTTGGCAAACCAAAGTATAAATACTTTAGTAATCTCTCGGTCAATTGAGCGCATCTTGGTCATTCCGTCGAACTTGGCAGGATAGCGAGGAATCGAACCCCTTGGAACAAGTTTTGGAGGCTTGCTGGCACACCAGTTACCATTTAACCTACTACCCTATATTGGTTGAGGAGGTAGGACTCGAACCTACGATCTCCTGGTTCCAACCAGGCGAGATACCCCTTCTCTACCCCTCAATAATTTTGGTACTCCTAGATGGAATCGAACCATCGTCGCAGCTTTATCGGAACTGTGCTAAACCACTCAGCTATAGGAGTATATTTTACTAGCAGGTGTCCTATCCAGTTAGACGAAAGTTCCTTAGCGTAGCCGCTAGAGTGACCTTACGGGAATTGAACCCGCGTTTCCCACTATTCAATTTTGGCTGGTGAGGTCGGGTTCGAACCGACATATACATGGTTAACAGCCATGCGCGTTACCACTGTACGCTACACACCAATATTTTGGCGGTCTATAGGGGTTTCGATCCCCTTCTTACTGATTGACAATCAGCCGTGCTCCCATTAACACTTATAGACCAGATTTAATATATTTCTTCTTCTCTAATTGTTTATAGATTATTATAACCTTTTTAAGTTAAGAAGTCAAGAACTTTTTTTCGGTTTCTGGAGGAGAGAGAGGGAGTCGAACCCTCAGAACTTTTACATCCCGACTGATTAGCAATCAGCTTCCCTACCGTTAGGCGACCTCTCCGTTATACTTCTACTACTTCGATTAGTTTATATCTGGCCTGAAAGTGCTTCTCACATTCAATATTCTCACAGATATAATTTTCTTCTAAGTACTCGGTAGCTTCTCTACTACCCTCAGGTACTTGACCATCAAGACCACAAATTGGACATTCCATTTCTACACTCCTCACAATCACAGCCTATATTCCAATAAGCTGAATCTGTTACACACCCATTGATATACTCGTAATTTTTATCTAATTGGTCTTTAGCATCTTCTAATGCTTTACGTTCCTGAATTGTATAAGGTGAATCTCCAATCCCTCCACGTCTAGGGCTTTTACACATAAAACATCCACAACGGATGGAGCCTCTACCATACATATATCTAGCCCATTCGTCTTTGTTATCTAAGTACCAGTGGTCACATATTCTTCGCCATTTCTGAATAATACGCTTACGGTGATGCCGCCTAATACTTCTACTTTTCTTTTGGCACTCATCTTGCATTATTACTCCTAATCCTGGCAGCCTGTCGGGGAATTGAACCCCGCCTAGAACTGTCAAAGAGTTCCGTGCGATCCATCGCCCAGGCATCAAATTTAGTGACTCTAGGCTATCAACCTAGTTAATGAACTTACAGTGCGTATTTCAAAGTCACATTTTGGGAGCGGGAGGAAGATTTGAACTTCCTAAGTCAGGGTTATGAACCCCGCTGATCGCCTGAATTCCCGCATCAGATTAATTGGTTTTTCGAGGTTTGGGCAAATATGGTACTAATGACAAGGGTGGAAGCAACGCCACCTGATTCACTTTGCATATGCCCTAGACATTTACTCTTCCCTGTGTTAGTGAGATAACTCCCGGACTTGCCTATTATAGTCACCGCTACATTCCTCATTCTTAACTTACAGGGTGCTTCCAAACTTTGGTACTCCTTGAAGGACTCGAACCTTCGGGTGCCTCTTTGTAGGAGAGGTGTCATGGCCGCTAGACGAAAGGAGCATGAAATTGTGTTTGCGCGAGAGTTTTAACCGCTAGTCCTTGCAAACATTTTAAGTGGTGGAACTTACTGGAATTGAACCAATGCCTTCTGGGCTTCAACCAGACGCTCTACCTACTGAGCTAAAGTTCCGAGATTAATTGGCTGTTTGGTTGATGAGACCTTTTAAGGGGTACTAGTCCTTGTTAGGAGTACAGATAATCACTCTTGTGTCCTTACAGCCAAATTGTGGGTCTATCTAGGGGTCGAACCTAGGTTTCTTTATCACACAGATCTAGAATAAGTGACCCCTGCAGGGGTTAAGATAAAGCTGCTTCCATCAACATAGACCATAAACTAATGGAGCGGGGTGGTTAGTCCATACTTAGGGTCGGCTCCAAGCTTAAGGAGTCCATGATAGCTACCACAGCTTCATGACTCGCTATAAGGGGATGCCTGTATCTTTAAGCACTTACTACTCTCAAAATGGAGCCTTGCATCGGAATCGAACCGACTGCTACTGGTTGGAAGCCAGCTGTCTCACCAAGAAACTTAGCTTACAAGGCTTACTCTCTTATCCAACCCTTGTATGACTTTAAAGTTCCAGAACGAACTTTACTAAGACCTTTCCTAAATTGTTCTGGGTTATCTACCTCTAAACTTCTACAAAAGTTAGCTATATCTTCCACAAAATACCTTTGACCTATGGAATCAATAAAAGTAACCACATCTCCTTTAGGTTGATTCCTAAATCTTCTCTCTAATTTACTATACTGTTTTGGGTAATATTCTTTAAGCCATACATGAGTTCTACCGCATTTAATATCACCAACTAATTTAGGGTGTATATTTAGTTTATTAGCAATCTCCAAATATGTGAGAGTAGTTCTGTATAATAAACTGAATACCTTCAGTACCTGGATTCTACTATATTTAGAGTTATTGCTGTTAGTACCGTAGCCTACCTGACCAGCTTCTATAATATTTAAGCCTTTATCTATCGAATCGAATTCGGCAGTCCAAAATATTTCCAAATCATTAGACTGGGCTAGTAAACACTCCTCCAATATTATTAGTTCTGGTTCTCCAAACTTATTATAACAATTCTGAACTTTATAGTTAGTATGTCTACTATTCTTTAATTTATTTAGATGTTCTCTATATCTAGTTTTTATATTTTGGCTTTGTCCAATATAAATCATAGAAGTTTCTTCAAACCATAAAGCGTAAATTCCTATCATTTTAATACCCCTAGTTGAGTTACTGGGCTAGGCCGTGAACTAGCACGGCCAGGGGGGCTACCCTTTTCGCCTTTTATAAATTATATCCCTACTAGGACTGTCTTCTCGTATAGGATTGATACGCCATTACGGTAGCCATAGTGATAGCTTGGAAGGCTAGTGCCGCGACCATACAGCTTATCTACCCGCATAAATTATATCCCTACTAGGGGTGATACATTTGGAGGAAGTGGAGAGACTCAAACTCTCATCCTAGGGGTTGCAATCCTAGTACCGATCTTCGAACACTTCCGAAACTAAGTACCATTGAGGGAGTCGAACCCTCCACCCAGGCCATGTAGGACTTAATAGGTGACTACCAATAATAATGGTACGGAATTTTTGCGCAATTTGATTTATCCAATCAAGGCGGTAGCGCATCCGCAGTTTCAAACTTTAAGCTTTCAAAGTACCATTGCCATTGTACTTGTTGTTGTCTGCATAGTGCAGGCGGTGAATGTCACGCCCGAATTTATCTTTACTATCAAACATTTCAATACGGTCAGCAAAAGCACGATTCTGGCCACTAAACTTATCCTGGCCACTAAAAGGGATTCCGTGATCTTTGTTACCTGTAATAACCATACCAACAGGTTGATTTGATACTCCGTTTTTCACACGACGACTATAGATCTTAGCCATATGTCGATTCTTGTTTCTGGTAAGTTGCTCTTTCAGGCTAATCATTTTAGGCTTTTGGTCCTGGCTCATTTTTAATCCTCCAAAGTTTTAGGGTTTCCTAATTCGTTATAGATTATTATAACAATTTTGAGTTTAAAAGTCAAGAAAAATATTTAATATCGGTGAGGATTCCCCACTCTCACTCCGCTATAGAGGGCTATACTGATACCTTAAACACGCTAACACGGAATATAAGTTCCGACCGTCTAATGATTGCCATTTAAGCCTTACCAGGTTGTTAGACCCCGATATTAAATTTGGTGGACCTTGTAGGAGTTGAACCTACTATCTTCCCGTTATGAGCGGGACGCCGCCTCCATTTTGGCTTAAGGTCCAGATTTGTCTAGAAATAACATATAAGCTCTAAGTGGACAAGCTAACATCTCATTCCCTCTAAGGAAACATCTATCCTCTTTAGCACAACCTAAACCTTTATAAGCGCATTTAGACTTAGATAAATTCATACTATCCTCTTTTGGTAGCTGAAGAAGGAGTCGAACCTTCGACCGTTCCGTATGAAGGAACTACCCAACCGCTTGGTACAGCCTCAATACCACCGTAATACTACTTTTTTACAATCTTTGCACTTAAACCTATCATAATTAGCAGTATGGCTATTTATCACATAAACTGCTGATAAATATTTGTGAAAGCCTAAAGAACATTTTAACTTTTTAATCATATAGACTCCATAAGCTGGAGGAAGGTAGAGGAATCGAACCCCAAGCGTATTAGACCCCCAAGGTATTCAACACCCATTTGCCACCATTGACGGTACCTTCCGTATTTCTCATTGTTTATAGACTATTATAACGTGTTTTGGTTAAAAAGTCAAGAACTTTATTTTAATAAGTCTTTTATTAACCCATCCACCCCTTCTAATTCTAGCTTTAAAAGAATAAATTGCATAATAGTTGGTTGACTTGGTTGCTTACTTAAGAACATCTTAGCCTGGCTAGGAGTTCTATTAGCTTTTTTATTATTACAACTAAAGCAGGCAGTTACACAATTTAACCAGCCATTTTTTCCACCCTGGTCTTTTGGTAAGACATGGTCAATAGTACACTTACTTCTAACTAAGGGTTCTTTACAGTACTGACAAGTATGTCTATCCCTAGTATGCACATTATCATTACTAAAAGGCACTTTTTTCTTCCATAAATGCCTTACTACATTTACTAACTTAATAATAGTTGGTAGGAATCCAAACTTAGGATGAATAAGAGTATCAGATTCTGCAACAACTACAGCTCTAACCCTTATTACCATAGATACTGCATCCTGCCAAGAGGCTACTCCTATGGGGCTCATATCAGTATTAAGTACTACTACTTTGTGCATTTTAAACCCCTTAGGTTTTAGTATGGAGCTGAGGAAGAGACTCGAACTCTCACAAGACACATTACAAGTGTGTAGCCCGACCAATTGGGCGACCTCAGCATAGTTAACAGTAAAAATTTTTAACAATAGAAAGTTAGTAAAAGCGGAGTCGAACCACTATTTGTCTAAAAGGCCTTGCTCAATCGCATCCTATACTAACTAAGTCTGGTACTCGTGGAGGGATTCGAACCCTCAATCCCTAAGGCGACAGATTTTAAGTCTGTAGAGTATCCCAATTCCTCCACACGAGCATATTTATTTTGGTGGAGGTGGCGGGGTGCTGCCCCCCGCGTCCAAACCCTTTTCAAAAGTAACATTATACAAGCGTTTGCCACTTTAGGTCTAAATCTCGATTACTAGGACTCCAGAGGTTGGCGAGCTTTTCCTAATATCTTGACAGGTCTACTGTCATCTGTTTCCGATTAAGGGCCTATCCACCTATCGGAGTATGGTGGCGACCTCACAGCCTAAGCTGCTAGTGCGTATTCTACTTGAGAATCTGCGTTTATAGTGTGATTGATATTTTACGTGGCCAACAATCATCCACGGCTTGTGTTATCTTTATCCACAGCGTCTGTCGAAACTATTGCACCCCCATTATAACTTTTATCTGATTCGCTACGCTGGCTCAGGTGGGCTCGATTTGGTACTCCCCGAGAGACTCGAACTCTCAATCCTTTCGGCACTAGCTCCTAAAACTAGCGTGTATGCATTCCACCAGAGGAGCATATATGATTTTTTCTTTTCTGTTTCAATTGTTTATAGATTATTATACCCCGATTGAGCAAAAATGTCAAGAGTTATTTTTTAATGACCTTGCCCCCGATACACTTTTTTGCCATGCTTCTTATGCCGAGCTTTGTTATAGTTAGTGTTTTTTGAGCACCCAATACTTGTTTTCTTAGGTGTTGCCTCAATAACTTCGTTACTACCTCCAATTCTACCTTTTGCCATTTTAATAATCTCCTAAAGGATGTGTGGTTGGGATACGCCCACCTAGAGTTTCTGATATTGCATGGATAGGAACTCCTAAAACTGCTGCTGCTATATGTACCCTGAATTCTAATTCTAAATCTTTATAAGCATATCCACAAATACATGGATGATTTTCACACTCTTTACATACCATTACAAACTACCTCCATTGGGGGGAATATACTAGATATACATTTAATAGATTCCCTAGCTAAAATTTGATGTTCTGATTGGGTTTCTTCTCCTGAGCGTAGGGCACAGTAGTGAATCCAGGAACGTAATGTACCGTTCATATATAACCTGGAACCTGTGAGACCTTCTGGTAGAAGTTTCCTAGCTACCTCTTTTGCTATACCCCTTTTAACAGCTTGAGTGTAAAAATCCATACTTTCTTCTGCTACAGACTCCTGCACAGTATTCCACCAATCTATTAATTCTTGCTCAGAGCACCAACTACTACTTTGTCGGTTTTTTGGGTCTTGCATACGACATTCACTATGAACAAACCCTAAAGACTCGCTAGGGTCTGCGTACCTTTGTGAGTTATGAGTCACTAAGCTATTAGCTATATAATTATGGGATATATGATCCACTTCTATATCATAAGTTACATAACTACCTACTGATTCTATAGAAGTCACTAAATCCCACCCTATAGTATACTTAGAGTCTAAAGTCTCTTGTGTAGTCTTTTCCTTATGACAGGGTTTACATAGTATTTGAATATTATCATCAGTATAAGCTAACTCTGGTTTAGAGCCTACAGATTTAATGTGGTCTATATCACAAGTACCCCTGTTTATAGCTATACCACAAGAGGGACACTTATTAGAAAATTTTAGTAACAGTTGTGGTTTTTTCTTTATACAATCATAAGCTATTTGCTTTCTCCAACCATTAATTCCATTTGTGTATAAATTAGAATCTTTTCCAGATCTAGCTGACACCTTCATTTTTTCTAAGGTATCTATAGAGTGCTTCTTTCCATACATTGGTTGTAACTCTTTAGCTAAACCTTTGTTCCAGGGGGTACTATATCTTGATACATCTTGTTTTGTAAATTGTAGGCTATGTTTACGCAACCATTTACGTATAGTATGATAAGAACAATTTGCTTTGTCCGCAATACCTTGTACCCCTGTACAGTCTATTATAGATTCTTCTTTTACTTGTTTTAACCATTCGTAATCTTGGTATACCTTAACTCCATTAGTAGCTATAAAATCTCCTATATTTATATCCATCAAGGCTTTAAAGCCTTGTGTAGTAAGAAACTTATGTTCTTTTGTAGTTATAATAGTTTTCCCCGCCTCCGTAGTTATTTTAAAACAATCTTTTATTCCCGTTTTAAATACTTCTTTAATTTTTGCAGAGACTAGAAGTTTTGTTTTTTCATCATATACTCTAACTAAATTATCAGATAAATCAGAATATTGAACAGAATTTTGTCTTTTATATAAATCCTCTACTAAAACTTTCTTAGAATTCCCAGACTTAGTTAAAGTAGTTATATAAGTACCTTCCGCTATACAAAATTCCTGAAACGTGAAGCTTCGGTGCCTCAGCACTTGACGCGCTATGTCTCTGGTTGTATTAACTTCTAGGACGATATTTACCATCTCGAAAGGAGACCAATGTTTATGTTTAATCAAGTACTTAATAAGTTTTTCTGAGGTACTAATATCTTCCTGCCCTTTAGGATTAGATACTTTAGCAAAATAAGCAATTTGATCTTCTAAAGTAATGATTCCTAGGTGTTCTAAAGCTTTTGTTGGTCTACTATAACTACTCAACTTTACGTACATTCTGCTCCTCCAGCTCTATCCCACGGTTAATTGAAACTACAGCTTCTTTTAGATCGTCTATTGTAGATTTGAAACCCCGCTTTCCTGGAGCTAATAACTTCTTTACTGCATGAGCAACTGCGGGGTTACTAACTTCAAAAACGTCAAGAACATCATAAACGTCTATAAATACATCAGGCCGCACATATCTACGGTATTTATTCATATCGGTTTTAGTATCATGTAGTTGCCTAATTTCGTCTACTCTCTCGGTACTACAATTTTTACAAGATATTCTTTCTCCAACATTTTGCCAACCACTGCCATGACAGAATCCACATAATTTCATGCAATAAATACCTCGTGTTTTAATGAGGGAATACTAATAGCTTCCCGATCGTCTTCAAGAGTAACGGAAAACATAGAGCCCACCGATATATATTCTACAGTTAAATACATAGAATCACCCCAATAATCTCGCTCGCCATAAGTCTTGTCACAGTAATACTCTATCTCAGAAGCTATATCTAAGCTATGAGACTTACTAAGCTTTTGTACTAAATAAACTACTACAGGGTCGAAAAGTAATTGAGGTAACTTGTGCCTAGTAAACCAATAAGTTCCAGAAACCTTAGGAACTAAGACTGCTACAGTATTATCTTTAATAACTTTATTCATTTTTACCTCACTAGATGATCTCTACGGGAAGCTGAAACACTAGGAACGAGTACACATACTGAACCACATTTACATTCCGCATACTTCTCTCGGTTAACTATAGAACGTAAACTTTCATGTGTTTCTGAACAATTAACACACTGATACTTATAAATGGGCATTTAGCAACTCCTTAATTTCTGATATATCTGTTCCTTTAGGTACATTTATAACACCTAAATCATGTGGGTATTGTTCTCCCGACACATAACATATAATTCTATAAGTTTCAAACTTATTTTTTATACGCTCCGCCATAAAACCAGTTAGTATTGTACTAACAATATCAATATACATTTATTAGTCCCAAAGAGTCTGGAAATACTTACCGAAGAGATAAGTTCCATTCTGAATACGTTCGTAATAAGCTGTCCAACCTACATCATCTCGTTTATAAGTATGATTTGGGCCTTCTTTCATTTCAGAACAATCTGTCCCATCATTACAAGGTTCGAAATAGAAGTCAATTTCACCAGTACTAAACTGGTCTTCCCAAGAATCATCAATGATACTTTCAAAAGCAAATATCATTTCTTCTAAAACCCAGTCATACCGAATGAAGTGGTTTTCATCAACATCCCAAGTAGTTTCTTTAGCTGGGGCATTAGAACTGCGGTATTCCTCAGGTACATCGGAGTCATCAATATTTGGGGCCCCGTGTTTATGTTTATGCAACTCTTTCAAAACCGGAAGAATAATCATAGCCAGTGTAGTATAGGCGTTCCAGTGGTCATACTTATGAATTTTAATTTTTACTTTACGCTTACGTTTAGACTCAACCCATTCACATATAGAATTGAGGGGGGTTTTAGATAAACGCTCCCCCAGCTTGTGACAGCGATCATCAGAAACACCTACTTTCTGAAGAATATCAGCGATTTGGTACGGCCCCACCCATTCTTTGTAAGGCCCAATATTTACTTTCATATATTTCTCCCATTGATTAAGTACTATTATACCAAATCATTACTAAAAAGTCAAGAATTATTTTTTAATTCCTCTTTAAGTAGACATAGTATAGCCCACTCAATAAGTAAGGCATCTTTTGCCTCTTTAGTTATATTATCTAAAGAGTACTGCAGTAGCGTTGTTTGTTCTTTTTCGGTTAAATTGATTTCATAATTATACATTATTTCAGGTTTTTCGTCCCACATTTTTCTCTCCTTTTGGTATCTTTTACGATTATCAAATAACTTCCCCTAATTCAACAATATTTTCATATAAACAAGTAAATTTACCCATTTTAGTATTATCAACATGAAGATGACCATGATACCAATGCTTAAACTTAGTAACTAGAGCTAAGTCTTGTAGGATGAAGGAAGCTGGATCTATTAGTTTTGCACCACCCCCCACGATTCCATGACAGGCTAGAACGTCTGTAGGGCATGTATGAGTTAAAATATAATCAACTTCCATACCTATATCAAGTAAATTACTCCAAGCAATCTCAACATCGTCTCCTGATATAGCTTCTCCAGGCCACCAAGACTTACCTTCTTTGCGTAAGTGCTTATCAATAGATAAAGCTCCACCTAGCGTGAATATAACATTACCATCAATATTATATAAGTGACTACGACGTAGATGAAATACTGACTCATTTACTACCCCAACTCTAGAGTTGAACATATGACGGCCGGGTAAGACGTCAATCATGTCGAAGTTCTCATGGTTTCCATCTAAGAATAGGGTAGTCCAAGGCTTCTTATGTAGCCAGTTAAGCCAGTGTTTATCCGTGGAGGAACCATCCCAAAGAAGTCCAAAATCCCCTAAGATGATTAGATAGTCACTTTTGGTTAAAGTCTTGCCAATAGGCCAAAACTCTGAGGTTAACCCCCCACAACTCCCATGTAAATCTCCAGCTAGATATATCATTAACCTATCCTTACTGCCTTTGCAGTTTCATATCCTTTATATTCATCTAGACTCTCTTCAAGAATTTCATGCGCCCCATAATACCACGCTGTATTAACATTTAAAGCAACAGTACAAAGGTACACAGACGTAGCAGAGTCATACCCAGCCTCATAACCCCTAGTAACTACTAAAGCATCTTTATCACAAGTCTTCAATTTATCTATTAGTTCTTGTACTGTCATTTTAGTAATTCCTCCACCTCTGCTTGCAAGGCTATGGCTTTAGCTATTTTCCAATCAGCAACTCTATAAAATTTAATTTGTTTTTCACAGCAAGCACACTGCTCAATATAGCGGGGGTAAACATTAAAAACCTTTTCCATAACAAATATAGTTTTAGTATGGGGACACTCTAAATGTCTTAGCCTCTTGATGTGTGCCCGGTTTTCCGTATACAAACGCTCTACCCTATCTTCTAAACATACAATTCTCTTTTTCAGTTTTTTATTGAACATCTATCTCCTCCACTGAAACTTCTTTTATATGTTTAGGGTACTGTTCTAGGATTTGATTAAGGATACCCGCAATATTCATACGCACTGTTTCAGAGTTTTTGTGGCATTTATAGACACTACCAGAGTGGCCATGAAACAAGTAGAAGTCCCCCCCATTTTCAACTTTGGTAATACCTGAGTTGAGTTGCCAGAAATCTCCATCCAAGTACCCACCGGACCACCCAGCCAATACTTTGTATGTCTTTTCACCCTTATTAGTAATCTCTAAGATTACCCAATTGTCTGGTTGATACATAATTAAAAATCCCCCTTAAAAAAAATAAGGCATAGAAGCATTACTATACTAGCTTCAGCAGAAGTATAAGGTGTAAAAAAGTAAGCCTGGTAAGACCCAAGGAGTACAAAGGTTACAAATGCGGTTAAACCCGAATAAACAGTATTCATTATAGCTTCTCCACTTTCGTTACTGAGTCAATGCGGAAGGACCTCCAGTTGCCTACTTCCAAGTCCCACACAGGCAGAACCTCTTTAGATTTCTCACTAGAAGAGCCAAGTAACACTGGGAGAAACTCAGGAATCAAGGTACAATGCATAATACGCTCAGTACCATCCTTTTTTATAAAAGTGACTAATGCTTTATGATTCTTCAAAACTTCTCGAATTTCTTCTAAATTCATTTTTTATCTCCTCTCATTGTTTATAAACTATTATACCAAGATTTAGTTAAAAAGTCAAGGATTATATTCAGGATTCATATGTCGAAACTGATCACAGAGCGGGCACTCAAATAATTCACCATCACCGTCACAAAGCACTATACCAAACTTCTCTAAGCACCAAGCACAAAGGACAGCCCCGCAGGTTTCACAGTAGGTATAGTTGCCCTCAGCATCACAAAAGATTTCTCCACAACAATCTACTATGAAATAATCAAGTCCCATTAATCCCACCTACTTGTTACTGAAAGAATAAACATGATTAATACTAAAAATAAATATATTACAGTTATAACCCAAACTATACTCATACTGGCTCTCTTATTAGCTTAAGGTCACCCATATTATATTGGAATTCTACCCAAGCGCCACAATTATCACACATAGTGTAGAAGTTTTCCACTTCACTAGGTTCGATAAGCCTTAGTAGACATTCTGCATCCTTACTTTGGAAATCGGGTAACTTAGTATCACAGTAAGGGCAATCACATTCATAATTTACATAATCAAACATTCCCATTATTTACAATCCTTAAATGCTTTGAGGTGATGGTCAACTCCCACAAAATCAGTTTTTTCCATTAGTTTTACTACTGCGTCTCCAGAGTATGGGAAGAAGTCATGCGTATCTACCCCCACGTCCATTGAGCGACCAAATCCTGGTAGAGTTCCGTGACTATGCCCATAAAGATGAATTGACCCAAAGTGGGATTTATTCCATACTCGATGAGAATAGTGGCTAAGAAAGAAGCTGTACCCATTCCAATTAACTTCTTTCATTTGTTGAATACTTTGGTACACGCCTGGACGCTTATTTTTACGGTATACTTTATGGTCGTGATTTCCAATGATTAGGTGATGTTGTCCATTCAAACGGTTAAGGTATTGTTCCACATCAAGCTGAAACGAAACATCCCCTATATGATATACAACGTCGCCTTTTCCAACCACTTGGTTGTGGTTTGCGACAATTACTTCAGTCATGTGATCAGCATCAGTAAAAGGCCGATTACAGAACCTGATAATATTTGAATGACCAAAATGCTGGTCAGCGGTGAAGAAAATCATTTTTGTACTCCCACTTTAAATAAACCTAATATCATTATTAGTACCCAACAGAGAGATATGAAAACACCAAATATACCTATCATTTTATATCCGCACAGATTTTTAAGAACTCAGGTCTAGCCTTTGCCTTAAGCTCAGCATTAATTTCCTTACTAGCAAGTTCTTGTGTCCAGACAGGCCGACCCATAACTTCTTCTATATACTCATGAAGGTCTCCAAACTTCCCCATCAATACCCCTGTGTATGCTCCGACAACAGCAGCCTCACGTTTAGTCATTAGCTGTACTCCTATATATTTTTGTAGGTAATTCATCTACATTAGACTCATACCAAGGGCAGGTATCATAATTCGCTTCATCATAATTACAGGTTTCTTGGTCAATACTACAAGTATTAGTACCCCAACCTTCATAAATACAACACATAATCCTCTCCTCTCATTGTTTATAAACTATTATACCA